CCAGTCTTTGCCTTAATAGGACCAAGCAGATCCCCCAAGGCATCAAATAGAGCCTGATCTTGCTCCGTCATGGGGGCATTCTCAGTCTTCTGTGCGATGGAAATAAGCCTGTTGGCAAAGACTGTAGCGGCTTCCTTTACATCACCACGGAGAGTTTCTTCGACCCCATCAATAACAATTTTACGGCCGTTCCTATCGATGGAGTTACGAATCAAGTTGATCAGATCCTGCTTACCTCCTTCGGTGGTCGCCAAACGACGAATCTTGTCAAACCTCCAAAGACGGGGCATGTAGTTGACAACAGCCGACTTTGTGAAGCCCTTCAGCCCAACCGACGCAGCCAACTCATGGATCTTATTCAGGCTCTCTCGGAAGCCACGGGCAGTTTCATTTACAGCATCAACTGCATCGTCGTAAACACCCGTTCTAAGTTGGGTAGCCACCCTGCGGTTAAACTCCCGACGCAACTCCCGCTTACCAAAAGAAAAGCGAATTGCATCGCCCAACTTGGCCTGATCCGGCACATTTCGTACACCATCACCTAGGGCAAACTGGATAAATCCATTGCGGTAGCCCCTGAGGAAAGTGAACATGAACTTGTGGAGGGCCATCGTCCCGGACTCAAAGATGGTGTGGGCCTGAGCCGAATCAAGCGACCTACGGGCATTAAAAGCATGCCAACCGATCAATCGGGCTGCGCCATTGGCGGATTCCAGCAGTCGAGCCGCTTGGTTCCCCAACTGCCTCCACCCGGGAAGCCGCTCCCAACCCCACTGAGTAATCTGGGGAACATCGCTAAAGTCTGCTGCCCCAGTACCAGCCGGAGCCGTAGACAGACGAGTAGCCGCAGTTCCAACACCAGCACCGGCAGTCCGGGCAGACATACGATCAAGCAACGAGGCAGGGACATAGATCTTATCTGCCGCCGTTGCACCTCTCTTCAACTTCTCTGTCCGCTTATTGATAATCTTAATAACCGCAAGTCTTCGGGCATTCTTGTCCATGACACTCTTGCCCTTGGTGTTTACCTTCATAGGTGGGTTCTGGGAAATCTGACGAAGTTCATCAATGACCTCGCCAACAACCCGCCGATTAACCATTCCCCCACGAGTCCGAATTTCCTGAAGAACTTGGAAAATCAAAGACTTTTCAGAATCTGGTCGCGTGTGTACTCCGGCCCTGAAATGGTTCCAGACCGCCTCCACCATGTCTTCCCGCTGGGCGGCATCTTGGACCGTTCGGTCAATACCCCCAATGAAGGCCCTTTCTGCGGGCTTACGAAGTCGGGCCACTACCTCAGGAGACAAGGTTGAAGTTACTTCCTCCCAAAACGCCTTATTAAAAGCCCCAGCAGTCAGGCGCTTGTTATAGGTGTTGACCAAGGCTCTGGTCACTGAGGTAAAGACCTCTTCGGTCAACTGGACGCCAGCCAAAGACAACTCAAAAGACGCCGCCTTGACAGCCGACCGCAGGCCCATAGACGGCTTGGCGGTCTTGCCTACGGTTACTCGGGCAACACTTTCCCCTTCCCGCACAGCACCCGAAGCCACCGGGATGGTTCGAGTACCGGGGATATTAAGGTCAGCCACACCAAGGTCAGCACGACGCTGGAAATCCTGCCACAACTCGGTACCAACACGAGCGGCCTCATCCTGCAACGACAAAGCACTCGGGGCAAACAGCATTTGATCTGCCGCCGCCAGAGAACTAAAACGCAGGTGATCGGCGTAAGTAACCGTATACCCACCGGGAAGATTAACAGTGCGGAGCCTGCGCATTTCTTGGGCCGCGTCTTCAATATGCGACCTAACAAAAGATCGACCAAAGACGGCCCCGCCAAGAACTCCGCTAAGACCGCCCGAAAGGGTCAGATCGAACATGACATCGCTGGCATCTGGATCGTACAGCGGATCCACTCCATTCTTTACTGCCTGATATACCGCTTCTTCAGCAACACCCAGAGCCGCCCACCGTGCAGCAAGGTTTGTACGACTGATGGTTGCTGCCGCTTCAGCCGCACTGGTTGCCAAATTTTGGACCCGCCACATGCCGCTAGAAGACGCCACAGCACGCCCAGCCAAAGTAGTCTCTGCCCCCAGCCCAGCAATAGCCAACGGTTCAGCGGCGACCCCAGCAGCCACAAGAGCAGCCATATCCACCGCACCAAACGCAAACTTGCTTAGGGTTGGAACTGTTTCCTGTGCAGCAGGCAGGCCAATCTTGATAAACTGGGTCCGCTGTTGAAACTCCCCAAAACTCTTGGAACTCAAAAGCCACGGCCATTCCGCATAGGGAACAGCCTTCAGAGTATCGGCAATGCTTTCGGGGTTGTTGTCAAAAGAAAAAGAAAAAGGGTCTCCCGTTGGGCTGACATCGGTTCGGCTCTTGGTGAGATTCAAAGGATCAGAATTTAGATCCTCAAACATCATCCCCATCCGAATACCCAAAGTGCCCACAACTCCGGTACGAGCGCCACCAATAAGGTTTCCGGCTACAGTTCCATCCAGCATCTCCGTAACATCCGGATCGCTGTAGGCAGCATTCCTAGCACGCTCTCTTTGATCCTGAATTTCCGCAGGAGTAAGCGAGTAGATTGGAGACTCAAAGGTGATTTTTGCCAAAGTTTTATCCCTTATTTAGTAGGGGTAGTACACACCGGGAATGCGATTCATCGGGTTTGTTGGAACCAGTCTGGGCCTAGTATCCAATGCCTTCTTAAAATTCTTAATAATCTCCGGACCAACTGTATTCAACTCTGTAGACCGAATCAACACGGCATTGGGAACACTTTCGCCAGCGGGGTTTCTGGGGGCAAGAAGAGCCGAACCATCCGGATTCATATCCACGACAACCAAGGTTGTATCGGATGGATACCCCTTCGCATCCAACCATGCTTCCACATAGTTAGAGTCGATGGCCTCATTAAGTTGTGCCCGAGGAATCAAAGATCCACGAACCTTAAGAGTCTTTTGAAGCACTTCCTCAGCAGCCTGTTGATTGGCCTTCTTCATGTTGCCGATGGAATCGGTACCAAGGTGAGCAAAACTAGAATCCCAGAACACCTTGGCGGCATACAAGCGAGAATCCGACTGAGTGATTCCGTTGCTCTCCAAGAAGCCGGTAAAGTTAGCGTTGAACATAGCCGCATCCTTGCCGTCCCCGCCTGTAAAATTAAGCCAGCCAAGCGGGTCATAAGGATCAATGTTCATCTGTTGAGCAAAGCCACGACGCTGAGACATATCTCTGGCAATATCCATCAAAGGAACGCCAGCCGAATACTGTCCATAAGCCCACTGAAGTTCCTTAATCAAGAACTTGCTGTTTGTCGAGGTTGGGTTCGGAATCACCGTTTCAAGCGGCATCCGGTTCTTCATGGCCAGCATAAAAGAAGTCAAAGTATCTTCGACCTCAGTCAGCGTGGCACTAGTCTCTACATTCTGGGGGTTCAATGCAAGGATATAGCCTTGGATGTTCTTCTGGACTTCCCGATCATCTCCAAAGACCATACCTGCCTGCATACGCATGAATCGAATTTTTGCTCGCTCCGTTGCCTTTGCCGCCTTTACCTCAGGGCCGTCAGAGGCGCCCGGTTGTAGGGTCTTATCTGCAAACACAGAAGCCCGACTCTGTTCGATGGCCGTAAAAACACGGTCCATTCGGGTGTAGTCCTGTCGGTACAGTTGCTTAGCCTTTTCGCTATCTGGGGCAATACCCAAGCCAGAGCGAGCAGCATCCAATTGATTCTTATACCGCAAAAAGTCAGGGGGGTTTGCCTGCGGGTTATTCATAAACCCAACCGCAGATTCACTCAGATTGGGAACAATACCTTGCGTTACTCCGTTGCCCATCCAAACGCTCTCAACCAACTGAGAAGCCCTAGCCAGTTCAATCTGTTCCGCCTTCTCTTCAGCCGTCTTATCAAAAAGAGCCCGGTACTGGATTCTCTTCCGAGGTTCCAAACCTTCCAAACCGGCCTCAAATTCCTTACGACGCTTGGCAACAAAGTCTTGTGGACTCAGGCTTGCTTCAACCTCAGACACCATTGACAGGCTTTCAATCTGGCCCATCAATCGATTATCGGTTTCTTGCTCACGCTTGATCTCTGCATCGCGCTGGGCCGACTTAATACTGCCCTGAATCCACCCAATCTTAGATTCGGCTTCTGAAGGACTAACTGTAATCTTACGATCAGGGGACCGAAGGTAGTCATCCGCCCACTTCATGGCCTCTTCTTCGGTCATTTTGCCGGAGACAACAGCGGCCACAATTTGCTTGGCATCCGTACTAAACTGCTGGGACTCTTCCATGGTCATTCGGTCCCTAGCCCGCTGGATGTCGCCACGCTTGGTCAGAAGCACCGTCTTGGCATATTCCGTTTCGGCCAGACTCCCCGTACCAGCCTTAAGAGAATTCAAGATACTTTCGGCCTGCTCTGGTTGAGGGCCATCAATCATTTCCTTGACCAGATAATCAACAGCCGCTTCGTTAACCTGTTTGCCGTTGTATCCAGAGTTACGCATGTCATCAATAATCTCTTGAAGACTGCTGACGGCCATGTTCTGAATAATTGGATCTCCGCTGCCAAGATCTTGAACCGCCTGAGAAACAGCGGCTCCCACACCCAAAGTAACCTTTCGTTCCTGTTCCTTTAGCACATTCTCTTCATGCTTTAGGGCCATGCTGGCAATGAAAGGATTAAACGACTCATAGAAAGCCCGGCTCATATAGGGCGTAGTGCCAATAACAGAGTTCACATTCTCCGCATATTGGGAAGCCAAAGCACTAAAACTTTCCGGACCGTTAAAGAAATTTGAATCTTCTTGCGCTCTCTTTTCATAGACCGACATGAAGTGGGCTCTAGCCCGAAGGCCTTCCATAGTTCCGCTGGCCTTCTGAGCCCCGACAGCCATCCATGGATTCTCCCCGGGCTTGATCTCCCCCGACTGGACCAACTGCATGTACGACTTCTGGCTTTGATTCACCAGATCCATACCACGCTGCACTTCTTCTTCGTTGGACTCCTGCTTCATTGCCCCAGCAAACTTTGCCGCCGTCAAGGACAGATCCTTGAAAGCATCGGCAAACATCAAAGCCAAATTAACAGTTTGCTGATCATACAGTTCCACAGCCGCAGCCCCCACATTGGCGGGAGCCACAAAGGTGCTGACAGGCTGGGCCTGAACGCTAAGAGAGGGGCGTGCTTTTGCCATAATTAGAAGAGGGGGGTAATGGGTCGGGACAGATAATACGGAGTAGCCCCAGCCGTCATGGGATTAGGAGTAGTTCCAATGGGACCAACAGTATTGGGATTAGCGGCGGCACCAATACCCGGGGAGCCAACATCCGGTGTCTTGAACGACTGGAGAGCACTATATGCCATCAGGCCCGTTGTAATGCCATTCATCACATTCGTCAAGGGGTTCACGGTAGCGACCGGAGGCAGTGGGTTGGGGTATCCCTGATTAATTGCGCTTTGACCCCGGGCATAGATGGACTGGGCTTCAAGGGCAGACTGCGCCCTAAAAGACTTTATTCCCCTAGCCATTGCGGACTCAAATTCGGCAATATCCCGTTCAAACTCAGCATGGAGAAGATCAACCGTTCGGCCCTCAATACCAGCAGCAGCCGTCTGTGCCCGTACCGTAGCCCCAGCCTGCCGAGCGTTTCGGGCAAAGTTCTCCAACTCCTGTCGAGTCGCAGCGGCCTGTTCAATTTGGCGACGGCCCAACTGATCGATCTGAAGCCCAACATCTTGAATCACAGCCTCAGCATTCATTTTGTACCGTTCATTCTGGGAGATGCCCAGTTGTTCCCGATACTTGTTCTGCTCGCTTGCCGCCTCCGACTGGGCCATCTGGTTGACGCCAGCAGAAGCCGCCCCGATTCCGATTGCTGCACCAATACCAAGATCACACATGTCGAAGCCTCACGAATTCAATAAATGGAAGGTTTTTGGGTCCAAACAAATCGTGGCGTCGAACGAAGTTAAAGCCACTCCACTCAAGCCACTTGATATGCATTAAATTCCGCGCATCAACCAAGTTATATAACAGGGGGGCACGATGATGCATGTGCTCCAACCACTGCCCCGTTTGACGCACAAAACTATATTTGTGTCTTGCCAGTTGGTTTGTAGCCAGCATCCAGACAACACCACAAATGCCGGGATAAGTCACCTTGTATCCAAACATTCCAACAGCAAAATTATTGTTTTTTACGATGGTAAAGCACTCGTCTGAATCATCAAATCCGTGCTTTAGTCCTTCATATGGTGTTCCGCCCCCAGCCGCATCCACCTCAGCAATATCTTCCAGACGCATATCTTGTGCGACTGTACCGATGTCTTCTAAAATGGATGGTCTAACAGAGAGCATTAACCAAATCTGGTGGCTCGGTCATTATAGAACGCCTCAAACTCACAACTCAGAAGTTTGGATGGAAGAGGCGAATCGTTAATAATTTTTACCACAATATTGGTGTTCTTTGAGTGTACTGGAGCCCGGAAAGTACCTGAAGAAATGTTCGTATTTCCGACCACAGCAGCACCAACGGTCTCCCCGGTAAAGTAATACTCGTAAGAAGACTCATTCTTGATGCCAACCGTGACCTTAAAGTAGGCGGTATCGGCGTATTGAATGGTCAGATATCGAAGTTGATACCGGCCAGTCAAAAGAGCCGCCATACCCTTAGATACTGGAGCCCTAAGATACGGGGTACCAAACTCAAAGGTCATTGTGTACAGGGTGCCAATCCAAACGGCCTTTGCACTGTAATCACCCACCACAGAGACCGTAGCCGCCGTGGGGTCAGAGAAGGTAGTTCCACTGGAGATGGATGCCTGATACCCGTCAGCAGTCACTACAGCAGTCTTGCCTGCGGCATAAGACATCGGCTTGGGCAGGGTAAAGGTTGTAAGACCAGTAGTGCTGTTGTACGAGCCCTGACCTGCGGCAAAGTACTTCCTCTGGTCAAGATGGGTCAGCCATGACTTTCCAGTGGTTGCCGTATCGTTTGAGGCCACGCCCATCCGGATTTTTTCAATAGTAATAAATGCCGTTGTACTGGTCCGGGTACGAAGCATGACCACATACATGTCCGAATCCAAGAACCCTGCCCAGATAGCCTTGGCAAAAGCGAAAGAATTGGCGTTGGAGTCTGGGAACAGGAATCGGAACCAAGCCGACTGGATCCGCTCGTTGTTCTGTACAAAATAACGATAACAATAGATATTGCCATCTGAGACAACAGCGGCAATGTTATCGTGGGTTGTTGCAGTTAAGTGGCTCGGCGGTCCCGGGATATACTTAGAAACATTATTTGTAAGATCGTTGGCAAAATACGACCCATCCAACGCGGGCTGCGGAACAAGTTCTCTAAGTCCCGTATAGTTTCCGTTTGAAAAAGTAAAGAAGACGGAATTAGCAGAGGGGATGGGTTCCACAACATTGGCTTGGTTGTCAAAATCTGCTGCGCTAATGATGGCTACGGACTTTGGAGACAGGACCTCTCCTCCACGCACCACAAGTTGCCCAGTGGGGGTGAACAGAATCAGATCTCGGTTAAACGGTACAGCCGCAAGAATCTTACCGACACGGGGGCTAGAAGACGCAATGTCGATGATGTCCGTATCCAGCAGATCCAGCGTAGTCGTTCGCCAAAAGTTGAAGAATTCGGATACTTCGCTGAAGACAATGTTTTCTCCTGAAAGAAAAGCCAGACGATTCTGGTGGAACACCATGTCCGAAATGGTGTATCCCAAGAAAGACCCAAAAGGATTCGTCGTATCGTCCCCAACAAGCCTCTCACCCCACGCATAAATATTGTAAGCGGTCGCAGAAGTGCCAGCCGGGCGACCTTCTCCAGTTGTGGGGGTAGTTCCATCAGCCTTTTTCAGGAAGAAAGACCCGTCAGACTGGCGGATGAGAACCAAGGGAAGCGTTGCTGAATTAAACTTATATTGAAGTCCGGGGGCAGCGGTCTCTTCCCAAACACCACGAGAGAAGGTCCCATTGTCTGCCCTGAACTTGACCCAGTAATCATCAAACTGAGACTCAACAGACCCTAGAACCTTGACCATGTAGTTGTGAGGGGCCGTGGGGGGAAGATCCTCAAACCGTTCCACCTCGTTCCGGATCATGGTCATGCCTTCACCAGCAAAATCATCTTCCAAAACCACCGTAAAATCAGCAGAACCAATGATGTGAATCGTGCTATCTACTGCGATTGTGGCACTATAAGTTCCGGTGTTGTTAATTGTATCAGCCAAATTCAACGCAGCATGGTTTGTACCAAGATCAGAATTTCCGGTAGGCTTATGTGTGGCCGTTGTCGTTGTGACTCCGCTAGTCAACTTGATGATGTGCTCACGCTCATAGTTAGCCTGACGGATCCAAACCAAACAGTTTCTATTGTAATTCGCCGGAGTCTGGGAGACCGTATCATTCGTGGCCGCAACAACTGTAGTCGTATTAAGGAGAAAAGTGATATCTCCAATAGTCAGAGCCTTACGCTGGGCCTTGGTGGCATTACCCAAAGAAACTCCGGCCTGCGTATACAGCGTCTTCCTCGTCCCATCCAGCGCATAGATATCTGCCGTTCCATTCTCTTGAACACAGAGGATGTACTTCTCAGTTTCATCCCGCTCAATCATATGAATGAACGGCGGCGCAGTAAGGTTTACATACCGAAGAGTCCCACCAGAATCAGCCACCGCCGCAATGTGTTCGGTCGGGGGCCGCTTCGTCAAGCCCTCAATAGGGCTAGGGATGGCGTTATCAATGGCCTCAGCCTCGTTGGCATTACGAATTGCCGGAGGCTGCTGACTAACACCACCAATAAGATTGGGTACTGCGGTAGTAATTAGAGGCATTAGTTAACCCTATAAGAGCCCTTGCGAAGGAATGGACGGATCATATCGTCGCTCTGGAAAATTGAATAGTCACCGACCTCATTTTCGTACTCTTGCAGTTTGGTCAGTGCAACGACTTCGTCCGTAGCCGTAAACGCATGCAGGGTCTGAGCCCCAACCATACGGTCTTGGAAGACCCGGGCAGCACGAACCGCAACATACCGCTTGGCAACTTCAGGCATATCGTCAAAATCCATCAAAACAACCTGCTGGACATAGATGGGTTCTGCAAACTGGTACGAGTTGGTCTTTCGGTTGTACAGCCGGTTGCCACGAATCACAATATCGTAGTTCAAAAACCGAGTATCCATGTCCACACGGACAACGCTGTCCCCAATGTAAATAAATCCACTGATGGAATCAGGCGTCATCAACACATTATCTTCGGTATTGAACTGCCACCCGTAAGTAAGCACTTCACGAGTAACTTCATCCAGAAGATTTTGAGCCATCAATGAGTCAGCCCGCTGGGCACTCAAAGAGTTAACCGGCGGTTCTCCAACAACAGACAGCATCGTATTGACTGCCTGAAGTTTAGTTGTCTTGGTTAGAGCCATAAGGACTCCTAAGGTACAAAGAAAAGAGGGGGATGGAACCCAACTAAGGGAACCACCCCCCTCTTAACTGAGAGGTGACTCTACACTACCGAGGATCAAGCCTCAGCGTAGAGTTCGTAGCAGCACTCCTCGCGGAGGACATTGTGACCCATGGCGTACTTGGCAAGCATAAGCGTACCGAGTCGCTCCATGATGTAGTCAGTCTCCAGCGAGAGGTCCATCAACTTTACAGTACCAACGGCTTCGCGGTGGAAAATGATGCCCTTGGTGGTGCTGTAGTTAAGACCCGAGTAACCATCATTGGCCGTGCCGGTAACATCGTTCTTCACGCCCGAAGCGCCATGCAGCGTATCCTGCGTCGAAGACTCGTTGGCGGTCGGGATGTGGTTGCTCTTCAGAATGCGGATACCCGCACAACGAAGAATCTCGCCACCAGCCACGCTGCCCTCGCCGCCGTAATCACGGTTGATGGCATCCGAATCGCTGTTCACCATCTTGTAGTACTCAGACGGGGGAAGCAGAGCGAAACGATCCTCGTTAGGAACATTCGCCTCGTCCATCTTCTGAGCCGCCACAAAGAAGGCATCCAGCAGTTCGCCACCAGAGGTCGTGGCATCGCCGCCGACTCGAACGCGAGCACCGAGGTAGCCATCGCTGGCCGAAGAACCACCGAATCGATCCGTGGTCTTACGGGCACCGGCGATAACGGTACGGATCAGGTTCTTATCAGCCGTATAGGCCAGAGCCCGACCGATCTCCGTGCTGTAGATGCTACGAACATCGTAGTAATTCTTCATCTCATCGATGTCAGCAACAAACACGCTGGACACCAGCACATCATCAATGAAGATGACCTTCTCGTTGTGCTTGAATCGATTGAGATACTTCGAGGTGGGGCTGTTGCCCGAATCGAAGGAAGTAGTGGGAGAACCAGCGCTGGTCGAGGCAGCAAACAGGCTCGTGCCCGTAGCCTCGCTGAGGATGCTCTCACCGGGAACATGGTACTTGGCCGAAGCCACACCGGTCACGGGGAACGCAGCACTCTTGCCGCTCTGAATGGTACGCACACGATGCAGCGGCATCATCTGGTTGAACTTCTCGAAGGTCGTGATGATCTCACCGCTGAAAACCTTCAGGAACAGAGCATCAGCGTCCGCACCATACGAACCGCTGTATGCCTGCCCAAGCCGCGAGGGCTGAACGAAATCTGGCATGTTTAAATTCCTTGAAACAAGTAAACAATTGATAGATGGTCGATGCTGTTGCTACCAGTTGTCCCTCGCAAGGGGCCGACAGCAAACAACACTTCTCAAGTCCATCTGAAAACTTGAGAAAGAAAAGAGACCACCCCAATTTCTTGAGATGGTCTCGAATGGCGTGCGCATCAGAACTTTAATTGGTAAGGTTGGGCGCAGCCTTCTGAGGCTCTTCGGGCACATCAGCGGCCCACCAACCGGCAGGAATCTCTACCTTATTGGCTGACCTGATCCGAGTTCCGTCCTTCTGTACGACGAAGACATGAGCCCGCACAGGCTCCGCCAGTTGTACAGGAGTCCCCTGAGGGACAAATACCACGGTAGTTCCGCACCCGCTCATGGAACCGATCACGGACACCACCAGCAGTTGGATCAGCGTCTTCCGCATATGTTTCCTTAGATAACAGCCGTTCCAGAAACAAAAGAACAGACAAAGCCAGTTGTCCAAACCAGTTCAGCATTAGACGGGCTTGTTGTCCTTTGCCATGATCAGGCCCATACCTGCGGTGCAGGCAGCAACAACAGCGGCAATATCAAAAGTGGTTGCCGGATTGTTGTCGAGAAGGGCCATCACAGCCGAAGACAGGGCGGTAAGAATCGTGGCAATACCGAGAACGGTAGTCTTGGGACTGGACTTCATTAACTTACTCCTAGAGCGTTAGACAGGGCGACTCGCTTCTCAACATCTGCCCGATAGGCGGCATCCTTGCTATATCGGGGATCCTTCATGGCCTCCACAATCTCTGCAATGCTTCGGAAGGCGTTACCACTGGGACCAGTCGTTTCACCCTGAATCAAACGACCAGACTGACCGTTGGCCTGATCGTAGCGAGCCCTAAGACCCTGCACGGCCAGACGAATCGTGTTCATGTTGCCGGACTCAATCACGGAGTTGAAAGCATCAACCTCGTCTTCAGGGATGTTTTCCCCAGCCCACGAGACCAGTTGCTGATACTTTTCCTGACCGCCAGCAAGACTAAAGACGGCATTGACATTGGATTCAACCACCGACTTCTGTCCATCCACATAAGCCCGAACGATCTGCTCAGGGATCCCCATGGCTGCAATAGCCTTGATGGAATCATCACTGAGGTCTCCATTCTTACTGAATTCCTCAGTGTACTTTTCCAGCCCTTCAAACTTGGCGGGCTTATCTCCGGAGAACTTCTTCTCCAGTTCGCCATAAGCCTTGGCCAGATCCTCTGGGTTCTGGAACTTCTCAGGTAGCCATGTGGGCCGTTCAGAAGCGACGGAAGGCTCCTCCGTAGGCTGCATGGCTGCTGTAATGGGGGGCTGCTGCTCCTGAGCCATAGCCTTAGCCATGGGATCCTCAGGAGAATTATTCGTGTCTCGAACGATGGTGACTTGCTGGTGATTACTCATTGGGGAGCCTGCTGTCTCTCGACAATATTACCCATGGTCTGTGCGGCCTGCGGCCCCAACTGCTGAAGAAGTTGCTGTTGCATTGCCATCTGTTGCTCTTGTGCAATTTGCTCTTCAGACTTGACCAAGCCCGCCGTGTCGATGCCGAGAGATGCGGCACGACGGTTCATGTACTCACGGAAATCAATATACTGCTGCAAACCACCCGGACCAAGAATCTGGGCAATTCCCTGCAAATAAATATCAAGTCTGTTCAGATCATTACCACGACCAAGGGCATCAATACCTGTGACGATGGTCGGAGTAACAAAATCCTTGTTGATTTTAGGCATCCGCTTGGACTTAGTTAGCCGATCAATAATCCTATTGACAAGCGGCAACTGGAATTCCTGCGACAAGAGGCTGTAGATCCCGCCCAACTGACGCTCAATGCTTTGAGTAACCAGACGAATTTCTTCAGCCGTCACTCGCTCAGCATTTCGGATACTGGCCTCAGTCAAGAGGAAGGCATAAGACAGACGCTCATTGATCTGGCCCATGGTCTGAAGAGCAACGGTAAGATCCGCAGCCTTATTGACCTGAAGAACAGTCACATCTCCAGCGTTGCCTTCGATAATGGATCCGTTGGGGCTCTGAGCCAACTTCTTGGGGCGGGTGGTACCAACGGGGTTGACCATGAACAGAACCTTGGCAGACGCCGCTGCTGCCTCCACAATGCTCTTAGAGAGGCTTTCAAGCGACACCAGATCGCCATAATACTGTTCGACATACCCACGGCCATAATCCTCGCCATCCACCCGGTGCATACGCAGGGGCAGGAATGGACTACGCTCTACAGGGTAAGTAGACAGGCTGTCAGGCAGCATAACCCCGCCAATCTCCTGATAGACCTCAACCTTGCCATCCTTGAAGTGGCAGCAGGTATACAGGTCCACAGTATCGTCGTGGTTACACATGCAAGTCTTGGCAATTGCAGCAGCCTCTGGAGGGAGAACAGCCGGAGCCACAGTTTCCTTGATCACGATCTTGCGGGGATTGCCCATGGGATCTCGCTTGACCACATACCGATCAAGACGAATGACCCGCATAGGGCCGTCATCAGGGAAGTACAGCAGCACATTGCCGCCAACAATAAGTTGCTTCAGAGCCTCGAACAGGGCCACACGAATGCTCTGCCCTTCGATCTCCTTCATCACCAGCCGCTCCATCTCAGACAGGCTTTGCTCTGCCTCAGACCGAGCCCGGGAGGACATGGCGTCCAGACTCTTTGCGGCCTTGGGATCGATGATGAAGCGGAAGAAGGGAGCATTGGGGGGCAAGAGGCTCAACAGCAGGGCCGAAGCCAGATTGTTAACCCCACGAGCACCCACGCTCTGATAAGGAGTAGCAAACTTATGGGCCGACTGGTTTCCTTCGTCGGGGACAAGATGGGGCAAGGTCAGCCTTGAACAATCTCTGGCCCGCTCAAGGTAAGAAAACCTGCTGCCTTCGAGGTGCAGATAAAGTGCCTTGCCCGTGTCTGGCATTTTAGGCTCCCGGGATATTGGTACCAGCCGACGATCCCATCTGAATAATCATGGATCGCTTCCCACGACGCCGGAATGCTGCAGTCTGTTCCTCACCCGTCTGACCAGCCTGAGTCGGGGCGGCAGGAGCCGTCTGCATCTGGGGCTGGGCAACCATCGGGGCAGTTTCAGCCTTGGGAAGAACAATAGGAGCCGGGGGAGGGGGAGGGGCCGGGGCCTTAGGAGCGAGACACATTGTCGTTTTGATCCTCAAAAATGCGAATTAGGTAGCGGATTACAGAGCGTTGTCCGGCACGGTAAAAGACCGCATCCAGACCCTCCCCTAGTTCCGCACACCGTTCTGGGAAGGTCAAATCTAGGAACGCCACAATATCTTGTGGTATCCGTGGAGGTGGAATTAAAACCTCCTTAGAAAGATTCGCATTAGGCATTGTTCTTCTGCCCCTGAATGTAGGTGTACAGAATTACCACATAATTGATGATGTCCAGCACCGTGTCCTTCAGGGCTTCATCCTTGACCTTGAACTCCCCGGTCGTGATGAAGGTGGAAAGTCGAGACATCTTGTCGGTCAGGCGAACCATGATGCCTGCCTCAGTCTTGCAGATACCCATGGCCTCACAACGAGTAAAGTTGAGGAATGGATGGGTATCGTCCTTGCCGCCGCTGTAATCGTGGTTCTTACGCTCCGACAGAGCCCGGGCTTCGTCGCACAGTTCCTTGTGCATAGTCAGCAGGCGGGCGCGATTCATGGTGTCCATAGCAGTACCTCCTGATTGATCCAGTCGTATTCACCGTGACGAAGAATCCTAGCGCAACGGGCCTGCGTTAGGGCGTACTCCTCATTATACCCGTGAGCCTCATAAGCCAACCGAACCTCATCCCAAGTTCCCGCCTTAAGGATCTTGCCTGCCGTCACTGGCCCAACACCCTCCAACCCGGGATATCCATCCGTCTTATCCCCAGTAAGGGTTTGCATCAGCCAGTTCTTATCGGCTTGCTCTTTTGTAATCAGTCGTGGTTCCTCATCCTTATCAGGATTCCACAGCATACCGGGAATGCAATTGAGATCCTTATCCGAAGACACAATAACAGGATTTCGATACACCCCCTCTGTCGAGAGGATTCCGATGATGTCGTCGCCTTCAAGTTTGGCCTCTTCCTTGATCATGTAATGCTTGGCGATAAGTTCTCGAACCGACTTGTAGCCACACGGCTTTCGACATGACTTTCGATGGGCCTTGTATTGGGGATAAATCTTCTTTCGGAAGTTCTCTTTACCGCTGAATCCAATCACTACAAACTCAGCATTGAGGCGCTTTATCCATCCCTCCACAATATCTTGGCACATGGAGGTTGCCTCGTGAACATTTGCAAAAGCAACATCGGTATCCTCGTCAAATCGGGCCACATATTCACAGGCCGAGCAAACGGAATAAATCAGAATATCCCCATCGATGAGAAGTGTGGTCTTCACTCGTCCTCCACATGGGCATCAGCCGCCCGATTCAGCACTTCAATAAGACCAAAAGCCCCATGAAGTGTGGTCTTGATCGTGATGTGGTAATTGTCGATGGACTTGTTCTTGGGCTGGAATCCAATGAACATCATCTCATCGAACCGCTTCTTGAGTTCATGGAGCAATTCTTGGGTTTCCATGTATTCAATCGGAGTAGACATGTTTGAGCCTCTTAAGGTTTCGGATATGTCGGTTGCGGTCAATCCACTTGGTGGCCTTTGCCGCGTTTAAAAGAGCAACAATTTGTTGGTACTTGATGATGCTGTATGGGGCCACATCAGAAATAAACTTCAGTGCCTTCTTGCCGCATACAGTCCACACAAAAACATCTTCGTCCTTGAGCCTGATGGATCCATCCCACTTTTTGGCCATGCGAACCAGAACCCCGTAGTGTTTATTAGTGATCTCAATGCTGGGGGTGCGGTTCCATCGAACACAGCCTTCGCCGTCCATCAGGCCCGCTGCATAGGAGTTCAATGTGTTTCGGCCCAGTTGTCCCCCACGCGGTATTCGCCGTCGAGTGGACACCTGAATCCTAGATCTTCGCCTGCGGTGCTGATCGCCCATACAACAATCTTACCGACTTCTTCGGCTTTATCGGGCGAAACCATAAATTGATATTCATCGTGCACCGAAGCCACCTGTTGAACATCGATCTTCTCTGCTTGGAATCGCATATGAGCGCGGACACAGGCTTGCTTCATAACCACAGCACCAGCACTCTGAAGAAGGGTGTTCAGGGCGGCGTGTTCGGATCGTGGGTACAGCGGTCTAGAGTCTATACCACGAAGCCAGCCACGCATTCCAATCGAATTGGACACATCTTCCTTGAGTCGGGTGTAGGCAGGAACCTTGGCCTCAAAGTTGGTTCTGGCTCGCTTACCACGACGGTTGTCGCCTCCTAGAACAAGCCCCAACTTATCGTTGCCAGCACCATAGATCAACGCATAGATTGCACCCTTGGCTTGGTTTCGTGCTGCCTTGTGTTCTGGGTTGGCCTTGTCCTGAGCAACATCACCAATCAAACCAAACGCCTTAGCGTTCTCCCAGTGAATATCTCCATCCAGAATGGCACGAGCGTACTCCCC